CCAATGAAGAATGGCCAGGGCGTCGGCCTCGTTGTCATCTGTTACTGGATGAATAAGACTAAGGATTACATAGCGCTCTATCGGGATGAGGATGGCGTTGTAGTTGGCAGCGAGACAGTTAACCATGAGGTTAGACAGTGGCTGCAGACCATAGAGGAACTAAAGCTGGCGCTGTATACCGAAATGCACAAGGTCCAAGACTACAAAGATCTGCTGGATGAGACACGCAAGATCACGCTAGAGCTGGCCAAGAAGATCAACCAGGGAGCTGGTCAATGAAGTGTCCTATCTGTAACGCATGGACGCTAATCAAAGACACACGCAAGCGGGAAAACAATATAACTGTCAGGCGGTATGAGTGTGGCAATCTGCACACTTTTAAGACCACCGAGCAGATCACCCAGATCCTGGACGCCACGCACATGGAGCAGCTGAAGTTGGCCAGGATAGAAAACATTGTGAAGGCCAGCAAGAGCAGGACTAGAGCGCCCAGGAAGACTAAGAAGGCTAGTTATGCATGAGACACAAGTACATCTACAGGAAGGCCAGCAATGCGCCATCACCCAGCCTGGAATGCCTGCTGATGGCGTGTGGCAGAGAGTTGTTAACGACTTGGGAAGTCTTGCGGGACAAGGCGTTGATAGACAAGCATCTAAGTCAGCTAGGCGCTCTATATGGCGCAAACGCAGAGGCCAAGGTACGCCAGTACATGAGAGACATCCACAGAAATGAGCGCAATGCCAGATAACGTGCTGCCATTCGAGTTGCCTGCTAAACCCAGGATCAAACAACAAGACGCCCTGCCCGATCAGAGAAAGATCGTGGTAATGCCATTCAAAGCCATCTTTGATGAGAGGCTTAACCACGGCACATTAAGAACACTCTCAGCCATTGCAGCATTCAGCAACCGTGCCGGCATAACTTGGGTTAGCCAGGTACGAATATCCAAAGACCTAAAGATAAGCCAGCAGGCAGTCAGCAAGCAAGTCACCCAGCTCAAGGCACTGGGCTACATAGAAGTAGTCAAGAAGGGTTTCCATGGCAAGTCAACAGACACCATCAGGATCATCTTTGATGAAGAGATTACAGCTGCAGAGGCCATAGCAATGGTCAGCAACAAGGAAGACGCCAGGCCACCAGGTCAGATAGAGGCTGAAGAAAAAAGGTTACAAAAAGAAGTAGACCAAGAAGGCCTCAAACGCATCCAGGACATGATCAGACAGTCACTAACCACCACAATCAAGCAGGCACAAAAGGAGTACCAAATGCCACAAGACAACGAAACCATCACGGTCAAGAAGATGAAAGCAGAGATCAAAAAGAAGGCCACAAAGACTGTGGATAAATCAGTGGATAACTCACACGTAGACAACCCACAGGTTGTACATGGAGAGCCTCACGTAGACAACCTGGAGGTTGTTAATGTAGACAACCTGGAGGTTGTAACTAACACGGAAATTAACACTATATCTATTAAACTTAATGTTATGAACAATGAACAATTAAAAGAGTTTTCAAAAACTGAGATTGAATCCAAACTCGAACTGCTACTGCCTGCCTATCAATCCGAGGGTATCGAACCTACCGAACAGGCTCTGGTTGATGGGATCATGCACATGATGGCAACCCAAGCCAAGATGAATGCTGTTTAAACGCAATCTAAGCCACCTAGAAGGCCTGCAATATGCCAAGTACAACACGCCCAATGATGAGCTGGAGATGTCAATCAATGCCATCCAGGGCAAAGAGCGCCCAGACATCGGCAATGAATCCATGGACTGGGGCAACCAGCTGGAGCCTTTGATCTTGCGTGAGGCAGCCAAGCGCCTGCTGCTAACAGACGTGGTTATTGATCACGACAAAC